TATCTCAGGCTTCTTCTCGCTTCTGGATTGCTTGTTCAACAACCGCAAGAAGTTTGTCATCCATATCGGTCTTAGTTAGCTTGACTGCCTTACCAAGAATGAGTAGACAGATCTCAACTAGCTTCTCACCAAGTTCCTCATCGTCAGGAAGTTTGGCAACAGCGTCAGAAATAATTTTGGATGCGAGGGGGAGTAGAAATCCTAACATGATCTTACAGCATAGTGCAAGAACTATTTATTTCTCCCACTCATCTAAAATATCTGTCAACTTTGACAAGAACTGTTTGAAAGTTAGTAGCGTGCCAGATCTATGATCACGGCGTGCTTTTGCTACACCACCCTCAAACGATTCTTTCTTTACTTTCTTCTCTGGAAGTCCTTTATGTTTGGTTGATGCAAAGTCTTTTACATCACCTTTCTTCATGCTGGCAGCAACTTTGGCAACCTCAGGCGACGACGCTCCCTCACCCTTCTGAGCAGCTCGGACCATACCCATGAATTTCTGTTGCTTTTTGGAGACTGCTTTCTCCTTAAGAATATCTGGATGTGGTGCATACAAAGGACCCTGGTAGTTACCAGCGAATACAGATTCATTGGTTGCCTTGGTGGTCATACCTTTTTGACCATCGGGAATGTTAGGCATCACCTCAACATTCCCTTTCTTCTTAGATTTGACCTTCCTTTCTTTATCTTTGCAACCACACTCTTCGCGGAATTGCTTAAAAGGTTTCATTTCTTTTTCTTCATTGCAAGAATCTTACCAACCTTCTTGCGACGAGCAATTAGGTACTTATCGGACTCATCATGATCGCCATCATTATCAATGTCCTTATCTTCTTTACCAACTGGATCAAGTTTCTTTTTCTCAGTTAGTTCAACTTCTTCTTTCTTAGCAGTGCGTGCTGCTTTCTTGAAAGCATCTTTTGCAGGATAGTCTTCACTGCCTGGTTTTGCAGGTGCTTCACCACGCTTTCTCTTTGCATGGATATTTGCATAGAGACCGCGCTTTGCTTCCTCTAGTTCTTCACCCTCGTGGGTTACTTCATCGCCTGCTTTGACACAGTTAGGAACTACTTTACCACCCTTCTTCTTGGTTCCCTTTGCTTTGTATCCTTTCCAGCAAGTAGATGCACCAACGTTCTTACGTGCAGTTTCCATGCTACCTTCCATCTGGATCAATTCAAGAACATGAATCTCTCCATCAATCTCAAACTCTTCACGCTTGAGGATGTTTGGACACTCGTCAGTGGGGTGAGCACCACCACACTTTTCGCAAACCTCAACCTCTTCCTTAGTAGCAAGCTGTGCCTTAGCAGATGGTTTCTTTGCTTCCTTCTTTTTGATAGAAGTTTGCTCAATCTCTGCACCATTGGACTGAGGAGTCATACCATCAAAAGGTGCTTCAGAAAGATGAAGATCAGGCATCTGAGTATTCTGGAAGGTGTCACCACCCATCCATCTACCATATGCTTCCATCAAACCAGACGAAAACTCGTCCTCATGTTGTACTTTATTAATTGGATCTGGTTTCTTCATCGTTCAAAAGGGAGGTTCTTCTCGTATTATTTATAGATCTAATATTCTTTATCCACTCACGCAACATATTTCCATCGTCGGTAATTACAATGGCATAATTACCACCCACTCTGTGGATGTGTCCTTTGTCTCCTGTGCGAGCAGACATAACAGCATCACCTTCTTTGAATACTTCAGTATGACGTTGCTGTTGCCGTAAAGCTTCTTCTCGTAGTTTTTTAAAATCCTTCATTTAAAATTCTTAGGGAGGTTTGCCACAATCTCATTCATTAGAGAGCGACAATCACGATCATTTAATGCTCTAGGAATACCCTTTCGGAATGTTTCAAAGTCACCAGCAAATGCTGCGCGTCTCATCTTCGTTCCAGAAATAGCAAAAGTATCACCATCAGCATCTCTACTTCCAGAAGATTTAATTTCAATCTTACGGAATGAGAAATCTTTGCCATTGTATTTATGGAGGAACTGCATGGCAGAAACTCTGTCAGATCCTACAAGAAATACCACTTCATTATAACCTGCCATCATAAGATCTTGCAAGATAGCAACAGGTTGTTTTGGTCCAGAGTATATCTTTCCTTTGTGCTCTGGAAACATCTTTTCCATGTAGAAAAGTTTTCTGTCTGGCGGTAATGGATTACTACCTTTCTTATCTACAGTCTGTGAAATGTAGATACGATAGTCATGATTACCTGCTGCACTTTTCACGCCAGCAAAGTTTTCTTTATGACCTGTGGTAGGTGGTTGAAACCTACCAAATGTGAAATAGCAAGTATTACAATTTAACGCCATTGCTTCTGTAGAGTGAAGTTGTTATATGCAAACTCCAAGCGGTTGACAAACTTAATCATACTACCGTCTTTATGAAGAACATATCCCTCAGGAGTTGTGACCTTGTATCCTTTCTCTGTCTGGACAAAAGTCCTGAATTCTTCTAGGTGGTCCAACTTATCTATAACCATTTGCTTTACTGCTTGCAATTCTTTGTATAAAGCAAGCATAGCTTTAAATTTATAGACATTATCTACAACATAATTTTGACTGTTGTAAACCAAAGCACACTTTTTTGTTCTGTTTGCAACTGTCTTAATCTTTGCGAGTTCTTTTTCCATCTTATCACCATAGAAATTCAACAGATCATACATTGCCTCGTCTACATTACCAATACTACGAGCATTCCTAATCTGATCATTAAAGAATGGTTTCAAAAAGGATGAGATATGAAACTTAGCATCGCCAGTTTTACCTTGAGCACCAACCAATTCGTCAAGAAAATCTCCACAGATATGACACATTCGTTCAATCTTAGAAACATGTCTATCAAATTTGCTCATCTCTGTACGAGAGAATCCAACACGATCCATTGGAGTATCATTGTTGACTACCAACACATCATCAGAACCTGTCACTCTTGCTCCTGCACGAGCTTGCATCTCTGCTAAAACATCACCTGTGTAGTGAGTGTGGAATACTACTCCTATCTTTGCTCTGCCAGCTTTTTTACCAATATCGTGACTAACAGGGATGCCATAAGTAATTGTGTTGGGTCTAAATGTGTAGAGTTCTTCTCCATCAATCCTTTCCTTTTTAATATCAGATGTAAATAACAAGTCTCCTTGAACGACACCACTAATGTTGAGTTGACTAAAATGTCTCAATGAATATTTTAGTTTTTCTGCTAGGTCTCCATTATATAAAATATCAATCTCAGCTTCAGAGTATAAAATCTTTGGTTCCGTTTTATTAAAGACAGACTTTGTTCCTACAAAGAACATACCATTCTCTGGATTTATACCACATACAACAGATGGAGCACCATCCCATTTAGTTTGCATAAAACCTGTGCTTTCCTGATGTCCAAGCATCTTACGAAGTTCTTTCAAGAATGACACAGCAGCTTTACAACCCTCAACTCCATAGTTGAGCATTTCATCTTCTAGATGTTCTAGGTGCTTGAGTTGTTTAATGTTTGCCATTACTGTAAGAACTCCAAAGTTGCTTTGTCTGCATTTGGTACAACACTTCTTGCTGCAAGAGGTGCGATATTATATGGAGACTTCTTCAAACCTTTTACTTGCAATTCAAAAGTAAACTGATATCCATTGGGTCCAAAAATGTCACCAGTCTGTACAAATTTTTGCTCTGCTTTTGTCACACCTTTAGATTGACATCTAATACGAGCAGTAGAACTACAAGAAGCAGAAAATTTTGGAATGGGTTTCATTCCACGTTTAGCATTAGTTTTATTTAATTTAAGGGGATCTTTATCACCAAGTAAAAAGAATCCATGTGTACCTACTTGAATGTAGTATGTATCCTTTAGATTATAGTAACTTTCAATTTCCCTAGCACTAATCTCAAGTCTAAAGTCTTCAAAGTTTTTCTTATCAAAATTATATCTACCACGAGGTCCCATTCTAGTATAAATCTGTCTCATTTGTGGAGTGTTCCACAGTTTTTGTCTATCTTGAATAAGGTGTGGTGTTTTTGTCCAGTTCTTTGCAATCTCATCAAGAACTTTTAGTCTAGTTCCAAGGTCTTGCAAGAATAATTTTTCTTTTTCATCTGGTCCAATAGATCCCCAAGACCATGGATTGTTACCTTTCAGTTGTTGTTCTCTATAGAAGTGCAACACAAGAGATCCAAACGATGCCTGGTTGATTTTTAGTTCCAACCCAGCTTCTTGTCCTTGAAACTGAATCATCAAATCAGGTTGATCATGTCCCGCTCCAGCAGGTGTAAAATTTTGTGGGACAATACCTGCTGGTTTCAAAAACGCAGCAGTATTCTCTTCGTAAATAAAACCTTTTTGCGCTGCCATGAAAAAACCTCCCGTCTAACTATTTAGAGGGAGGTTGTATTTATACGTCGTATTTTTCAAACAACTTGCGGATGTTCTGGGTGATTGGCATACCGCTTGAGTAAGTCTCAAGCAGTTTTTCGTTCTCATCAACGATAATCAGAACGGGAGTAGCAGTCACACCATACTTCCTGGCAAGTTCAATGTTCTCTTCTGGAATTGGTTCATCACTGAAGTCCTCAAGATGCACTTCTTCAATTACTTTCGTGCGGTCATCTTTCATAGCGTTGAAGTAACGCTTTACCAGACCACAAGGACCACATGAGTCCTTGGTAAACAGAATAAATTTAGTCTTCATTCTTAGGTGCTTGCGATGGGACAACGGGATCACGGGAACGGTTCTTGATTACAATAAACGCATCCTTGTTATACTTGCGGGTGCCTTTGACTGGTGCCCACTTAGTGCCAGCTCCATCAATCTCATAGACTGAAGTGCCGCCAATCTCTACATGGATGTCGTCATTCATCATATCCCATCCAAGGTCAGTGTATGCTTGGATGAGACTTTCTTCAGTAAAGTGCATCTTCTTGTTCAGAAAGAATGGTTACATCAGAGGTAGGATATGCAACACAGGTAAGTACAAATCCCTCGTCAATTTGATCATCATCCAGGAAGGACTGATCAGACTGGTCAACAGTGCCACTCACAACTTTACCAGCACAGGAAGAGCAAGCGCCAGCGCGGCAGGAATAGTTCAAATCAAGACCAGCTTCTTCAGCAGCGTCAAGAATGTATTGGTCATCAGCACATTCAAAAGTAGTTTCAGTGCCGTCAGGTTGGCGAATAGTTACGTTCATCGGTCGTTAGCAGCGCGGTTTTCAGAAAAGTAAGCATCAAAGGTTCCATCAGGATAACGCTTTGACAGCTTACGAATGTTAGTATCTAGCACGTCTTCCATGCTAATGTCAAGTGCTTGTGTTGCTTGGGCAACATACCACATAATGTCACCCAGTTCAATGATCAGATGCTCTCGGTTGTCTTCGTTCCAGGGTTTGCCTTGGAAGACCATCTTCTTAATGAT